AAATATATATCTGGGTGATTAGTTAAAATATTATTAGTCGTCGTACTTGAACTTAAAGTTGGAACTTTTGCATAGTAATACATTTCTAAATCATAATTAACATTAGGCGTCGGGAATAATTCTATTTCGCTTTGTGTTAATGCATAAAATAATGGCTTGTTTGCCACGTCTTGAGAAGCAGCTCGTTTCTTTTGCATTTCAAATAGACCTATGAGCTCCAAAGGATTGTGGCTAGTTCCCTCTAAGTGTAACCTAATAGGCTCTAAAAAATCTGTAGGTAAGACACTGTATCTAGAATTGATTGTAGCCGTAGCTCTGTTTTCCATAAGTCTGTGCCGCAAATTTCTGTTAATATCTGCTTCAGCCAAACTTATAAATGTCGGGATAACCGCCGTTAAATCACTTCTGTTAAGAAAATCAGCGATTGCGTCTTTTAGCTCAGTGTAGTTTGATATACTCACAGTGTGCCTGCCCTTGTTCTAAAAACTCTATTATCGCCATCATTTAACCACTTACGTAAAGCCTTAGGATCATCAACGATGCCCTGACGCTTTAATTCATAATACACGGAAAGTGGAATAGATGCTACCTTATTTACATCTCTATATTTATTGGGTGTTTCGTTGTACTCTCTTTTATTTCTATTAGCTATTTCTGTAACGTCTTGAATAGTCTCAAGCATATACTCACCCTTATCTGTAACGTGCCAGTAGGTGGTTGTCCCCGTCATAGGATCTCTATCAAATAAACGTCTTTGACCCATAAGTTTCCCCTGAGTTAAAGTAGGGCGACTTGCGCCGCCCTAACTATTATTATGTAGTTAAGTCTGCACAGATTGCGTGTGCAGCTTCGTTTGAAACTTTCAAACCAGCTTCGACTAAGATCATTGACTTCTCAGCGTCACCAGTTTTTGCAAGCTCAACCTGTTGGATCGGACGTAGGTAAGCTACTGACGCATATTCTGGGTCTAGTAACCATCCGTCACGCTCACGCTGGAACCTGTTTGGAACCACATTTAATGTACCAAAATCAGATAGGTAAACGTCAGCCGCTCCGATAATTGTGGTTGGGCTATCAGATGGAGCTTGGTAGCGCTGCGCTGCAACACCAGCAAAACCTGATACTGTTTGCTTGTTAACCGGACCAACCATCAAGATTGAAGGCTCACCACCAGACACGAATGCTTGCTGCATTGCATCTTTTAAGATGGTTTCTGTGAATGCACGCTGAGTACCATCTGTACGAGCTGTTGTACCGTCACCGGTTGTTAAACCGCCGCCTGTACCGACATTCTCGTTAGTTGCAATCCAAGCACCTAAGCCACCAGTCTCTCTCGCGGTGGCGGCTGCTCCTGCCACGGAAGCGTTATTTAAGAGCATTGTTGCCTCTAGGTCCCTACGAATTTCTTTGCCTCGCTTGGCTAATTGGTAACTTAATTCGTTGGTGCGGCCGGCAGTATCTTGGTCTGCAAGGTTGTCTGCAACGATTGTGGTTCTACGCAAGATCTGTGTGTAGTTACCTTTTCGAGTAGTCGCCGCTGTCGCGTCGAATGCTGTCACATCGTCGCCGTCGATCTGCGCCGTAGTCTGAACGGCTGAAAGACTATCTTCCTGCCACTCGAAGTAAGTGTTGGTCACATTTTCTGAGCCAACATTAGAAATGAAAGGCGTTTGTTCGGGCGAAATATTTTGGATAATATTCGATAATTCTTCTCGAATACCAACCGCCGAATAGCCGGTAAATGTGTTTGCTACAATAGCCATTATGGCCTCCTATTACTTAGTAACGTGTTAATTGCAGCCGCTGCGTCTTGCACACGGCCAGTCTGTTTTACGCGCTGAAGCGCTTGTGTGTGTGCCGCTTTCGGTTTAGGTTGCGAGTTTCGAGAACCAGTTTTAAGTGTCTTAGACTTCGGCTTAGGCTTAGTCTTTGCCTTAATTGCGCGAGTTTGTCCTCGATCATATAACATGGCTTTTCGAGCTAACTTCACGAGCGAAGCATTTGCTAGTCCACTTACGTCTTCCTCAGTAAAACCTTCGTTTATGAGAAAGTCACGTAACTCTGTAGCTTCCTTCTTGGCGACTTTAGTATCGCGCCATTCAGGTATGAGGTCAGGCAAGATCTGTCTTTGTTCATCAACGTATCGAGCGTGCATTTGCGCGTTCCTCTCTTCGTTAATTCTACTCATTCTTTCTCGCTCTTGGCGTACAGCTTCCAGTTGACTTTGACGTTCTTCCTTCTGCTTATTCCATTGACGCTCTGCTTTCGCTGCCATCACGGGGTCTGTGTCATACAGTTTATCCCAATCCGGCTCCTGTTCCGCTGGTTGGTTCAACCGTTCTTCCAAAGCTGGAAGTAGTTGAGCATATTGAGCACGTTCACGCTCGACTTCTTCGAATTGAGCTTGCATATTACGTTTTGCGTCAGCTAACTCTTGCGTCTTACGTGTGTAATCTCTCTGTCTTAGGTTTCCACGTCGGAGCTCTTCAACTGTAATCTCTTCACCGTCTACCTCCACAGTATGTGCAAGTATGTCAAAAGATTGGTCTTCGAGTTCTTCAGTTTCCTCTTCGACTTCAAGTTCGCCTTCCGGCTCAGCTTCTTCTAAAGAAACTTCCTCTTCAGGCATTTCGGCTTCTTCGACAACTTCTTCTTGTGTCTCTTCGGCCTCAAGCGCGTTCGGCTCCGTTACGTTATCCTCTTGGGGCGTAAGTAGTTGCCTAATTGCATTTTGTGCTGATTGCAGATCATTCCCTTGTGGGTTGTTGAGTTCTGACATCAAATTATCTCCTATTATGCGACTATTTTGCTTTTATTTCAATACTCGCGTTATCAATCATTGCACGCAGTGCCTGCCTGACGGCTTCAACACCACGCAATTTCATATAAATAGCCTCACGGCCATCCTTATCGCCAATGTCAGTTAATTCAAACTGCAAGTGGCAATCCCCTTTTATTTCATCAAGCATTCTATTGAAGTCGGCGTCATCGAGTAAGCGCTCAGCATACCGGCCGTCGTCAATAATTTGTTGCTTACTCTTCGTCATCTATAGACCCTTTAACTATGTCAGCCTGAGCTTTCATCACTTCTCTGTTAATAGCTAAATCAGATCTAATCTTTTCGACATTAAGTTGTGTGCCATATTTAGCTTTCATTTCTTCAGCCTTTACAAACAGATCTGCATCTAGCTCGTCACGCTTACGATCATCTTCCATAATCATTTTCTCGCGCTCTAACTCTAGCTCAGCCGCTTTCTTTTGTATGTCTGCCTGTATTTGCTGTATTTGAACCGCAATAAGTTGCTCGTTAATGTCTGGCTTCTCTTCTTGCTGTGGAGGCTGAAACTGAGTTGGATCACTCCAAAACTGTGACGTGTCTTTAAAGCCAGCAAGCTCTGTCATAGCTTTTAATGTATTAGCCAGTTTATTTATGTCAGTCAGTGGGTTGACAGCGCCCATAGTTTGCATTGCTTCTTTCTGCATTTCGCCAATCTGGCGCAACATCATCATGCGCTCGCTATCTGAACCACGGCCAAGCGCCACGTTTATAGATACATCCATGTTGGAATTCCATACACGAGGATCGATTGGCACAAATTCATTTGTAAGGCGAACCATCCTAGGAGCGTCTTGGTGCGTGGTTATTAAGTATAAAACAATTTGATACAGGCGCTTCATACCTGTCTCAGCAAAAATTCTAGCAATCATTTCTATATGTTGCTGCGCCGCCGTAACGGTAGCGTTTACGGCTGCCGCTGTAGAAGACTGTAAAGCTGAAGCATCTAAACCGGCAGATGCCTTAGATATGCCTGTACGTGCCTCTTTGACTTCGTCCATATATTGTAAAACTGGAAATGCCTGTTGGCCAACAAACGGCATAGAAAGTGGCTGAACCTGACCGGCGCTTCTTTGCCTGATTATGGCGCCTACCTCAGTTGATAAAACGTCGTCTAAATTTACCATGCCTTCAGTCACGGCAACCCGTGGGTGAATAGACATAGCTAAGCTATCTAACGTGTTACGCATGATGTTAGATTTAATGCGCTGGACGTCGGCTACAGCGTCAGCGATTGACATACCGTAAAAGTCGTGGGCTTCTGGATCTGGGCAAAACGACGCAAACGGGGCCATGCCGCAAGGCTCGTTAGCTAAAATTTTATTACCGTCGCCGGCTGTGCATATCTTTCTGAGCTCTGCAATGCCGTCCATGTCGTAATCGACTTTTATGTAATTTTCGACATATAAAACTTTTTTCATTGCGTCGTCGTCACGCTCATTCATTTCATTAGCTAAGGCTGGGTTACGTGTAGTTCTCTCGACGTTTGTATTCATGTCGTCGTGAGCTGACGCTAATGATGAAACTTCGTCGAAGTCATAGCCCATAGACACAAGCTCAGATACTGTGACGATACGCCGGTGTGCTACATAGTCACTTTGCTCGATAGACTTTGCTTCACGTGAAATAAGAAACTCTTCACATGGTACAGCTTCTAATTTTACACGTCCGTCTGGGTGCGTGTAAGTAACTCTAACAGCGTGCATCATGGGAGATGGTAATATTTCGCCTGTATTCTGATCCATTATAGGATCGCCCATAGGCTCAGACGCGACTATTTCTACGTCGGCGGCTGGGTCAGCCATAAGAGCGTTTAGAGCGTTATCGTCTAAGCCACTTAAATCGTGTGTCTCGTATTTTGTCCTATCGTCCCAGTAGCATTTTAAAATACCGACTTTACGTATTAACGCATCTTTAAAAGCTGCGTGTAGCTCCACAAAGCCATTATTGTCTCTGTTAATAATAAAATTTGCATACTCTGTAGCTTGTTTGGCTGCCGCTACATCTTCTGGGCCCTGAGGGGCATACTCAACTGTTCGCTCAGTAGAATTAAAAATACGCATCAAAGATGGCATAATAGCCTGCACGGTATCTCTCACATCCA